GGCTGCCGGACTATTCGGACATAGCCTTTCGTATCACAGACTGTATTGGAAGGACGTCCCAAGATGGTCCCTTGGAGATATCCCATGCAGATCTCTCTGTTACAATAGACTTCGCTACGTTACCTGCGTTGCGAAATATGTCTTTGGGGGGTAGTTTGTACCCTAACTCTAGACGGTCTCCTTCTGCTGTGAAACGCACCATCTCGTCTATTGACGGATTGTTGATTGCGTTTTGCAACTGTTGCACTGTACGGACTTCAACGGCCCACTCATTCCATGCTTTACCGGAGTACTTCCTGCGTTCATGTCCTATCATCCGCCACGCGACGCGCGAGACGGGGTATGTAGCCTTGAAGTTATTCTCGGCATAATAGGAGTCACGAAGGTAATCGCACTCTTGGTATCCAAAGTATTGTTTGTCAGGATGTGCATCGAATCCGTATTCAGATTTAGCGAATTCGGCAAAGTCATTTGGATCTACGCCATTACCCGTAATCACGGCGTCGTCCCCTTGACACCAGTAACGTGAGTTAGATATAGAGTAGTTGTCGATATATCCAGTTATACAAAGCGCGTTGTTGATACTATCGATGAAGTTCGTCGCGATAGAACCAGAAGGTACCCCATGCTCACCGGTTCGGAGTCTGAAATCCGAGATACCGCGTGGTTCAACTAGCGGTCCAGCGACTAGGTTCTCAAGCCAGCCGTTAAAGAGTTTGGGTTTAGGGCTTCCCAGCATTGGATGGAGCAGATCGGAGTACACTCGTCTCACCAGCTCTGGAGACTGAGTTTGGTCGTAATTGGCATAGTCAATAGATAGATATTCCTGTGCCTTTCCCTTAGTTAAGCTTCTCTTGAGCGAGTTCTCAACGTGAGCGGGTCCGTTCCATGCACTGAAGGGCGTGCCCGGCGTCGTTCTCATCTTATCCATTAGTGGATAAACGAAGTTCGCACCTTGTAGCGCTTCATATTTCGACTCGGCCCATGCAAAGCGGGTTTTCCCCGGGTCTTGCCTGAACATGGGCATTGAGGGAGGTATCTCTCTCAATTCATCCTTTCTCCAATAATTGGTTACTTCGGCGGTAACTTGCGGGCCTATCTCCCGAAACCAGTTAGCTGTAAGCCAGGGGAGGCCTGAGTTAGTGGTCTTAGGTAACCTGCGAACTACCTTAGCTATTGGAAGGGTAGAAGCACTTACACCCCACTGCTCTTTGAATATAGCAATGTCGTTGTCTAGAGTCGATAGACTAGGTGTCTGAACGTTATAGTATTGTTCTACCTTTTGTGGTCCCCAGTCGCGCCATTCCGGGCGGAGCGACCAAGGCTTAAGGATATTCTGACTTTCCTTAAGCTCACGCATCCTCATGTGCTGCGAAAACTTCCTTCCCTGGAATGGCACTTGAGAGATGAACTGTTCGTAAACAGTCTCCCGCGGGATATCCTCGCCTTCTGGTTTAAACCGTTCAGGTACTTTTCCCCAGATTGCGCTACGGATGTCTTCGTCCACGGGACGGACTACGCGATTCAACCAGCGATCGAATGCGGCCTTGTTGTCTGTTAGCTTGTCCTTTGAGATCATGCTT